GCTGCAACTAATGGTGAGCAGATTTTTGCTTCTATGGACTGGGAAGAAATTAGTAGGTAATTTTTATGGCAGCTGATATTTACTTAGGCAACCCTCTTTTAAAGAAAGCAAATACTCAAATTGAATTTAGTGAAGAGCAAATTGTAGAATTTATTAAATGTAAAAGCGATCCAGTATATTTTGCAAAAAATTATATTAAAATTGTCACTCTTGATCATGGGTTGCAGCAATTTAAACCATATGATTTTCAAGAAAAATTGATAACTAATTTCCATAGTCATAGATTTAATATTTGCAAAATGCCTCGTCAGACAGGCAAATCTACAACTGTTGTATCCTACTTGCTTCACTATGCCATCTTCAATGATAATGTAAATATTGCAATTCTTGCTAACAAAGCATCAACAGCAAGAGATCTGCTTCAAAGATTACAAACTGCTTATGAAAACCTGCCAAAGTGGTTACAGCAGGGCATCATAGCTTGGAACAGAGGATCTATGGAACTGGAGAATGGTTCCAAGATTCTTGCTGCTTCTACATCAGCATCTGCAGTTAGAGGTGGATCATACAACATCATCTTCCTTGATGAATTTGCATTCGTTCAAAACCACCTTGCTGACGACTTCTTTGCATCAGTATACCCTACAATTTCATCTGGACAATCTACAAAGGTTATTATTGTTTCTACCCCACATGGTATGAATCATTTCTACCGCTTGTGGCATGATGCAGAAAGAGGTAAGAATGAATATGTTCCCACTGATGTTCACTGGACAGAAGTTCCTGGAAGGGATGAAAAGTGGAAAGCACAAACTATTGCAAACACATCAGAACAACAATTTAAAATTGAGTTTGAATGCGAATTTTTAGGTTCTGTTGATACTCTGATTGCACCAAGCAAACTTAAAAGTTTAGTGTATGATACACCAATTAAAAGAAACAAAGGATTGGATGTTTATCAAAATGCAGATCCAGATAAAGATTATTTAATTACAGTTGATGTTGCAAGAGGAGTTGGTAGTGATTACTCCGCGTTTGTTGTATTTGATATCACGCATTTCCCACATCGAATTGTAGCAAAGTATAGAAATAATGAAATCAAACCCATGCTTTTCCCAAACATCATTTATGATGTGGCAAAGGCATACAATAATGCATTTATTTTATGCGAAGTCAATGATGTTGGCGATCAGGTAGCAGCAATTATTCAATATGATTTAGAATATCAAAATCTTTTGATGTGTTCTATGAGGGGTAGGGCAGGTCAAATTGTTGGGCAAGGATTTTCTGGGAAGAAAACTCAACTTGGATTAAAAATGTCCAAGACAGTTAAGAAAGTTGGTTGCCTCAATTTAAAGACAATGATTGAAGAAGATAAACTTATTTTTAATGATTATGAAATCATCAGCGAACTTACTACTTTCATTCAAAAACATAATTCATTTGAGGCAGAAGAAGGATGTAATGATGACCTTGCTATGTGTTTGGTAATCTATGCTTGGTTGGTAGCACAGGATTACTTCAAAGAACTTACTGAACAAGATGTTAGGAAAAGATTATATGAAGAACAGAAGAACCAAATAGAACAAGATATGTCCCCATTTGGATTTATTTTGACTGGAATGGAAAACACTTCAGAAGTTGATGTTGATGGGGATGTTTGGCATCTTGATGAATATGGAGATAAGTCCCATGAGTTCTCTTATATGTGGGATTATAGGTAAAAGGAGAAATTTATAAATACTTGTAGAGCAAAAATGAAGCATTTAGAGGAGTCAAAATGGCGTTAAGCTTAGCATCTCCAGGAGTTAAAGTCAGAGAAGTTGATTTAACAAGAGGTGGAGTTACAAATACGACATCTTTAGCAGCAGGTATCGCAGCACCTTTTTCAAAAGGTCCAGTTAATCAAGTAGTTACTATTACTAATGAAAATGAATTAGTAACTGTTTTTGGTAAACCATCATCAAACGATTACCATTATGAATCATGGTATTCAGCATCTAACTTCCTTGCCTATGGCGGAAGTTTAAAGGTTGTTAGATGTTCTGGAACAAATCTTAAAAACTCAAATGCTGGTGTTGGTGTAGCTTCAACATCAGTAACTGTCAACAATTTTGATGCATATCAAGCATCAACTCCAACTTCATATTACTGGGCAGCAAAGAATCCTGGATACTGGGCAGAAGGTCTTAAAGTTTGTGTTATTGATAATTTTGCAGATCAAACTTTAACTGGTGTTAATACCACTGGTGTTACTGTTGGTTATGGTGTATCTCAAGCACTGTCTGGTGTTATTCCTGGTGTTGGAACAACCTCAACAGCATCTGGATATTTAAGAGGAATCATTACTGGAATTGGTGCTTCAACTCTTTATGTAAAAACAACTTCTAATGAATATACAGAGAATGGTGTTTATGCATTTAGAGCATCAGCTGCTGTAACTGTTCACATATCATCTGGTGTTACAACTGCAACTGTTACTCCAACTGCAGTACAAGATTGGTATAATACTCAAAACATTTTAGACCCTGCAAGAGGAGATTCTACTACACTTGCTTGGAGAAGTGTTGCTACAAAACCAAAAACAAATGGTTATGTAACAGAAAGAGGCGGTGGAAATGATGCTTTCCACGTTGTAGTTGTAGATAGCAAAAAAGTAGGTAATGTATCAGGAACTCCTCAAGATATTCTTGAAAAGTTTTTAAATCTGTCAAAGGCATCTGATACCAAGATTTCACCATCACAAAACATATACTACAAAGATTATATTGCTTACAACTCAAATTACATTTATGCAGGTAAATCAATAGGTGATGCTATTGATACAACATGGGGAACTGTTCCAGTATCAGTTAAATTTACTTCCAATTTCAATCAACAAAGCACTACATCTGGTGTTTGGGGAGTTGCTGCTGAAGGCGTAACATTTAATTCTGTTGGAAATGTTTCTTATACCCTGTCTGGTGGATTTGACTATAGTGGAACAGGAAATATTGGAGGATTTGCAGCTTCATTAGCAGATCTTACTAATGCTTATGATTATCTTGCAGATGATGTAAGTGTTCCTCTCAATTTCTTACTTCAAGGTAGCACTAGATTAGGAAAAGAACAAGAGCAAGCAAAAGCAAATTATTTGATTTCTATTGCAGAGTCAAGAAAAGATTGTATTGCATTCATTTCTCCAAGCAGAGAATTGGTAGTTAATGTAACTCCTGCAGCAACTCAACTTTCAAATGTTCTTTCATTCTTTAGTCCACTGACCTCTTCATCATATGCAGTATTTGATAGTGGATATCAATATTTCTATGATAGATATAACCAGCAGTTTGTTTACCTTCCTTGCTCTGCTGATGTTGCTGGTCTTTGTGTAAGAACTGACATTGAGCAATTTCCCTGGTATTCACCAGCAGGAAGTTCTAGAGGGACCATCAAGTATGCAATCAAACTTGCATACAATCCAGATCAAAATGCAAGAGACCAACTCTATTCACAGAGAATTAACCCAATCATCTCATCTCCTGGTTCAGGTATTATTCTCTTTGGAGACAAGACTGCACTGTCTTATCAGTCAGCATTTGATAGAATCAATGTTAGAAGACTGTTCATTACTCTTGAGCAAGCAATCAAGGGTGCAGCAAATGCTCAACTCTTTGAGTTTAATGATGCAACCACAAGAGCAAACTTCATCAACATTGTTGAACCATACTTGAGAGATGTTCAAATCAAGAGAGGAATCACTGACTTCCTCTTGGTCTGTGATGAGACAAACAACACCCCTGATGTAATTGACAGAAATGAGTTCATTGCTGATATCTATGTGAAGCCAGCAAGATCAATCAACTTCATTGGTCTGACCTTTGTTGCTACCAGAACTGGGGTTTCATTTGAATCCATTGTAGGTACAGTTTAATTTAATCAGGAGAAACTAAAATGGCTACTTTTCAACAAAGAACAATTGATGCCTTTAAGACAAAATTAAAGGGTGGCGGTGCTCGTAGTAACTTATTTGAAGTAAGTTTTGGATCAGAGCAAGGTGGTCTTCCTGGCACCACTGCAACTTCAACTGGAGCAACTAACTCAATCTTCTCACAACTTGGTGTTACTTTTGATGAGGGAGATCTGATGTTAATCAAGGCAGCTGGTATGCCTGCATCTAACATCACTGAAATTCCAGTTCCATTTAGAGGAAGAACTCTTAAGATCGCTGGAGACAGAACCTTTGATGTTTGGACTATTACAGTCATCAATGACACTGACTTCAGATGGAGAAGTTTCTTTGAAAGATGGGTCAATTATATCACCAAAGCTTCTGATGGATCTGGTACTATCAATCCATCAGAGTATATGGCTGATATGAATGTTGCACAACTTTCAAGAGGTCCTGGTGTTGCACCAAATGCAATCAATACTAATAACATTGAAACTCTGAGAAAGTATATTGTTCATGGAGTGTTCCCAACTGCAGTTTCTGCAATTGATCTTTCATACAATAATGAAAATGAAATTGAAGAATTTACTGTAGATCTTCAGGTTCAGTGGTGGGAAGCAAAGACTGGAACCAACTCTTCAGATATCATCTAAATACTTCTACAGTTTAAATTTATACTATGCCAAAGCTTTTTGGATTTTCCATTGAAGAGGACCCTAAATTACCTAAAGGTGCTATATCCCCCGTCCCCGAGAATAACGAGGATGGGGTTGACTATTATATTACCAGTGGTTTTTATGGTCAATATGTAGATATTGAAGGCGTATTCAGAAATGAGTATGACTTGATTAAAAGATATCGTGAAATGGCATTGCACCCTGAGTGTGATAACGCTATTGAAAATATAGTAAATGAAGCTATCATTAGTGATTTAAATGATTCCCCAATTGAAATTGAATTGAGCAATCTAAATGCTAGTGATGCATTGAAAAAAATTATTAGAGAAGAATTTAAATATATCAAAGATTTGATGGACTTTGATAAAAAGTCTCATGAAATTTTTAGGAACTGGTATGTTGATGGACGTCTTTTATATCATAAAGTTATTGATTTAAAGAATCCAGAAGAAGGCATTAAAGATATTAGAAATATTGACCCTCTCAAAACTAAGTTTATGAGGGTTGAACGAAAAACTGGACAAGAACTTGGTAAAGCATATACTATAGATTCTAAAGATAGAGATGCTTTTATTGAACCAGAAATTGATGAATACTTCATGTATTTTCCTGAATCAAGTATTCAAAAACATGCTTCATCTGGTAAAGGAATTCAAATAGCAAAAGATGCTGTTACATTTGTAACTTCTGGTCTTGTAGATAGGAACAGAAAACTTACATTGTCATACATGCACAAAGCAATCAAAGCACTCAATCAACTGAGAATGATTGAGGATGCTTTGGTTATCTACAGATTATCACGTGCACCAGAGCGCAGAATTTTCTACATTGATGTTGGCAACCTCCCTAAAGTCAAGGCAGAGCAATACCTTCGTGATGTTATGAACAGGTATAGAAATAAACTTGTTTATGACGCCAATACTGGTGAAATGCGTGATGACAAGAGATTTATGAGCATGATGGAAGATTTTTGGCTTCCAAGAAGAGAAGGTGGTCGTGGAACAGAAATCACCACTCTCCCTGGAGGACAGAATCTTGGTGAACTGACTGATGTTCACTATTTCCAAAAGAAACTGTTCAGAGCACTTAATGTTCCAGAATCAAGAACTGCATCTGATGGTGGATTTAATTTAGGTCGTTCATCTGAAATCTTGAGAGATGAATTGATGTTTGGTAAGTTTATTGGAAGATTGAGAAAGAGATTCTGTCATTTATTCCATGATATGCTTAAGACTCAATTAATTCTTAAGAATATTGTAACCCCAGAAGATTGGGAAAAGATTAGTGATCACATCCAGTATGATTACTTGTATGATAGTCATTTTGCAGAACTTAAAGAAACTGAATTGATGAATGAAAGATTAAATCTTGCTGCATCAGTTCAACCTTATATTGGTACATACTATTCCAAAGATTATGTAAGGAGAAAGATTCTGCGTCAAACTGATCAAGAAATTATTGATCAGGACAAGATGATTAAGAAAGAGATTCAGCAAGGTGATTATGCGGATCCTAAAGAAAATCCTCCAATGGGTCCTACTGGATCTCCAATTTTACCAATCTCTGCAGAACAACAAATGCAATCGCTTGGTATGGTTCCTATGGAACCAGGATTAGAGGATCAAGGTGCTGCTACTGACGCACAGGCAAAATCCGCAACTAAAATTAATACCAAAGCAGCAGAAATATAAATACTTTTATAAATTTTGAGGATTTTTTATGGACCCAGATTATGATTTGTTGGATATCTTAATGACTGATAATTCCGCAGAAGCAGCTTCTAATAAAATTAAAGAAATTTTATATGCTAAATCTGCAGAAAAAATCAACTCATATAGACCAGCAATTGCACAAGCTATGTTTGATAATATTCAAGATCAAGAATCAGAGGGAGGAGAATGATTACAAAAATTTTAGCTGGTGAAATTAGTTTACCAACAACTACTGGAGCAGCAACAAGTTTTAGTGCAGCAACAGCTGTGCGTCTTGTAAACACTGACACTTCTTCTCATATTGTTTCAATTGTTGAGACTCAAGGTGGAACTGGCGTTGGTTCCATGACTATGCCAGGTGGATCAGTTGAAATTATAACTAAAACCGCAAGTTATTGTGTTTATGCTGATAGTGCTACTGTCAGAGGAACAAAAGTAGGATTTACAAACTAAACAAATGAAACTCATCACAGAAGAGATAGAATCAGTAGAAATTATTACTGAAGAAAAAAATGGTGTACAATCTCTGTACATTACAGGACCATTTCTTCAAGCTGAAGTAACAAATAGAAATGGTAGATGTTATCCATTTACTATTTTGGAAAGAGAAGTTAAAAGATATCACGATACATTTATTGCAAATGGTCGTGCTCTTGGAGAACTTGGTCACCCAGATGGTCCTACTGTAAATCTGGATAGAGTATCTCATATGATTACTTCTCTTACTGCAGAAGGTAATAATTTTGTTGGAAAGGCAAAAATTCTTGATACTCCAATGGGAAATATTGCCAAATCTCTTCTTGGTGAAGGTGTAAAACTTGGTGTTTCTTCAAGAGGTATTGGTTCTCTTGTAGAAAAGAATGGTGTTAGATATGTTGCAGATGACTTTATGTTAGCAACTGCAGCAGATATTGTTGCTGACCCATCTGCTCCTGATGCTTTTGTCCAAGGAATTATGGAAGGTAAGGAGTGGGTTTGGGAAGGTGGAATTCTCAAAGAAAAAGCAGCAGAAATGACAAGACAAAGAGTTGAGTCATATACAAAACAAAGAAGATTATCTGAACAGAAAAAACTTAAACTGTTAAATGATTATCTCTCAAATCTGTAATTTATAAATAAATATAGAATAAATCAAAGATTTTTATTCGGAGTATACAAATGAGTGCCGGTAACAACTTACAAGAAATGGAAGTATCTACTAAAAAATCAGTCACCGCTGTAAACAAAGGTGCAAGACCTGCTGAACCAAGACCAAGTTTTGATGCAAAGGTTGAAGGTCAGTCAGCTTCTTGGGAAGATCTTGGTGGTCCCACCCCAACTGGAGAAAATCATCCTGTTGGAGATTCCAACAAGTTGAAAACTCCTGGTGCTACTCTGAAGCAAGTCAAGAATGTAGTGAATAAGGGTGCCAAGGCTGCTGACCCAATGCCTGCTAAAATTGTTGGTAAGCAAGCAAGTTATGAAGAAGTTGAAACTGATGAAGAACTTGTAGAAGAAATCGAAGAAGACACTGAAGAAGTAGTAGTTTCTGAAGAAGAGCATAAAGAAGAGAAAAAGAAAGAAGAGAAAAAAGAAGAAGATGAGGATGAGGAGGAAGATGAAGATGATGTGAAAGAGAGCTTTGACTTCTCACAAGATGTTAATGCTCTGATTGGCGATGAGCAACTTTCAGAAGAGTTTAAAGAAAGAGCTTCTCTGATTTTTGAAGCTGCAG